CTCGTTCAAACGAAGCCAAGACTGCGGCGGTTGCTTCTTTCCAGAATGGTGGTCCAGCTGGAGTTCTTTTTATGAATGATGATAGGTTTGACCCTATAAGTGGAACACAACAAGCACAAGCACTTAAAAGAGCCGTAAGCGAAAAAGGTGGTTCTGCTAACTTTAATTCAATTGCAGTTAGTGGTTATAAAGTAGATTGGAAACAAATTGGATTAAGTCCTGTTGAATTAGATATTATTGAAAGTGAGAAGTGGGATATGAAAGCACTTTGTAATATTTATGGAGTACCATCTCAATTATTAAACGATGCTGATAACAAGACTTACAACAACCAAAGAGAAGGAGAGAAAGCATTGACAGTACGTTGCGCTATTCCTTTGTTAGTAGGTATTAGAGATAACTTGAATAGAAAACTACATTCGGATTGGGGTTATCGTGGAACTGATATTTATGTTGACTTTGACCCAACAGTTTATGGTGAATTAGAAGCTAACAAAGCAGAGCAAGTTGAATGGTTAGATAAGGCTTGGTGGATTGCGCCAAAGCAAAAGATGGATATTATGGGATTAGAGATTCCACCTTACATAGATGAAGCGGAAATGGAAAAACTATATATCCCTTCAAGTTTACAAAGTCCAGATGAATTTCAACCATTAACATTACCAAATGAATAGTCAAGACATTTTAGACAAGTTATTTGATTTAAAGGTTGACCTTAAAGCCGACCTTAGCGAGGTTATTGATGAAGTTTACGCAAAGTACCACGATACAGTAAATATGTCTTACTCGGAGTTAAAGGCTTGGAGTGAAACTAAATGCTCACGTTTAGCATCATTAGATAGAAGTCCTGTAAATAGGAACTTAAATCTATTGAGCAAGAAGAAGGCGGATTGGGGTGCAAATGAAGTTAAGTCGGCAAATAGAACGATTAGCTTTGTTAGTAGAATGAAGAATATGGAGCAAGGCAAACCTGTAAACAAAGAGTGTCCATCTAAGAGGGATATTTCCTTAAAGAACTGGGCATACAATCCAAATAAATAAATATGAATAACGTACAAAAGTTCGTAGAGTTAGCTAATCAGTTAATAAGCGAAATAAAGAAAACAACAGGCATAAATCGTAGTGGTATTACACAAGCTGCTTCATTGATTAGTCAAGGCAAAGTAATTAGTTCAAGAACTTGGAACAGACCAAGCGCAGCAGAAGAAAACGCATACATTGAGGAAAACGGAATGGCTGCTTATGGTAAGTGGTTTTTAGGCATTGATGCAAACGCTGAAATGGATACGAAAGAACATTGGCACTACATTTACACAAGTGATTTTGTAAACGTAGATAGAGCAGGACTTATTGCCATTAGACAAAGAGCAGGTCAACAAGGTCAAACAGATGTATTTAATGCAGCTGGTAAGTTACTTGAAAAATTAGACGCATAATGATTTGGCAAGATTATAGGAAACTATACTTAAACGCAATAAAAACCTACTCACCTAAGTTCAAGAAAGAACTACAAAGGCAAGTGGATACTTATTGCGATACCCAAGATTTAAACGCTATTAGCGACAAGAAGATAAAAAAGACCATCCAAAACGTTCATATTGCAATGGGCGTTAAGATGGCACAAATTGCCGAGAAAAACGTTTCAAAACAAGTGAAAGGTTATTTCGGTCCAGAGGAGTTTAAGAGTAAGCAAACGGACTTGTTTACTTATGTGATGCTGACTTATTTAGAATTAAAAGGCTTAGATAATATAGCAGCAGAAATAACTCAAACAACTAAAAACCAAATTCAACAATACTTAATAAGGTCTGTTGATGAAGGTTTAACGCTACAAGAAACAATCAAGCTATTAAGAACGGCTGGGATAACAGATTACAGAGCGGAGATGATAGCAAGAACGGAAACAGGTAGAGCAGCAAACATAGGCTCAATGGTAGGAACGGCATCAACAGGACTTGTAACTATGAAGGAGTGGATTGCTGCAAGGGATAACCGAACAAGGCGTGTACCTAGAGATCAGTTTGACCATTTTCACATGGATGGAATAAAAGTAGCTTACGATGAAAAATTTAATGTTAAGACTAAAAACGGAGGTTTTGAGCAAATGTTACATCCTTGCGACCCAAGTGGAAGTGCTGGCGATGTTATCAACTGCCGTTGTACGTTAGGTTATGAAGCGGTTAGAGGCGAAGATGGAAAGCCAAAAAGATTACAAGATAACCCACCAATGGGAGATATGGGGTTGGTTTGGAATCTAATTAATAATGTGGCTTTGATGCAAATTTCTAATTTAATAAGAGATTTGTTAGCAGATTAAAAAAAATTAATAACTTTGTTATATGAGTAAGATTGAAAACAAAAGCTACAATGATATGATTTTGGATATAGAGCCAGAATCAAGAACAGTAAAAGCGTGTTGGTCAAGGATTGGAAACGTAGATTTAGACAATGATATTATCGTTGCTGAAGCGTTTACCAAGACTATCAAAGAACGTGGACCAAAAGGCAAAAATATGATTTGGTCTTTAGTAGATCACAAAGCTGATATGGCACACACTTTAGGGAAGCCTAAAGAGTTATACATAGAAGGCGATATGCTTGTTGCGGTTACTGACTTAATAGAAACTGAATGTGGCGAAGATGCTATCAAGTTATATGAAGCTGGTTTAATCAATCAACACTCAATCGGTTTTAGTACGTTAAAGTCGGATGTAAACCAAAAGACTGGTGTGCGTACTATCACGGAATTAAAACTATACGAAGGTTCTGCGGTTCTTTGGGGTGCTAATCCAGAAACACCAATGTTGGGTTTCAAGGGAGAGTTTAAAGAAACAAAAGAAAATTTATCAATAAGATTAGAAAACTTAATCAAGGCATTTAGAGGTGGTACATTCACAGATGACACCTTTGCTTTGATGGAGATTCAAATAAAACAAATACAAGCCGAGTTATTAACTTTGGAGATTACTGAAACAATCACTCAACCCGAGCCATCAGTTGAGCCGACACCAGTGGTAGAAGAAAAGAATAACGAGGAAGTATTAAAGGCAATTAAGCAATTTAACAATCTATTTAAAAAGTAAAAATGGAAAATTTAATCAATGAAATGGCTGAGAACCTTAAAGGTTTCCAAGCTAATGCAGAAGCCCAAATCAAAGAGGTGGCTGCACAAGTAACTGTTGTAAAAGACGAGTTACAAAAGCAAATCGACGGACAATTAGCTACACAAAAGAAAGCAGCTAAGAAAGAAGTTAAATTTATGGATGAAGTTATCATGGAGAAATTAGATGGTAATTTTGAAGCAATGGAGAAGTCTTTAAAGAATAGCGGAAAATTCCGTTTAGACTTATCTGATGTTAAGACAATGACTTTAAGTGGAAACTTAACTGGTGATTCTCAAGCAACTTATGCTCCAAACCCAGCTATCCAACCTTCTCAAAGTTTAAACTTTAGAGATTTGATCCCTACTGTTAGAAGCGAAACTGGATTGTATGTTTACTATCGTGAGAACGCTGGTTTAACTAACAACATCGCTGCTCAAACTGAAGGTTCTGATAAAGGTGAGAACAACTACTCTTTAACTGAAGTTAAAGTTGTAAACGACTACCTTGCTGGTTTCTCTACTTTCTCTAAGCAAATGTTGAAGTCTTTACCTTTCTTGACTCAAACTTTACCGAGAATGTTACAAAGAGATTTCTTTAAGGCTGAGAACGCTGCATTCTTCTCTACTGTATCTGCTGCTGCAACAGGTTCAACTACAACTGCTGAAACTAACGATTTGTTACAATTAGTAGATTATATCGGTAACCAAAAGGCTGCAAACTTTGTACCTTCTTATGCTTTAGTATCTCAACAACAAATGGGTCGCTTATTGAAAGCAACTATTGCTGCTGGTTACTATGCTGGTGCTGGTAGTGTTATCGTAAACCCTAATGGTGGTATCACAATCTGGGGTGTTCCAGTTGTATCTGCATCTTGGGTAACTGATGACAAAGTATTGATCTTCGATAATAGCTACTTAGAGAGAGTTGAAGTTGAAGGTTTAGCTATCGAGTTCTCTTATGAGAATGGAGATAACTTCCAAAAGAACTTGGTAACTGCTCGTATTGAGTGTTACGAAGACATCAACTTAATGTTGACTACATCTGCAATCTTTGCTGATATGGGTAACGTATAGTTCTAAGGATTAGTAAATAATAACCCCTGCCAATTCGGTGGGGGTTTTTTATTGGAATAAATTAAGTAATTTTGTAAAAAAAGGATATGTCTTATTCTAATTATATTAATGACTTTAGTGCAGTTCCTATCGCACCAATAGTAGAGCCAGTTACTTTAGCAGAGGCAAAATTATACTGCCGTGTTACAACAAGTGCTGAAGATACCTTGATTACATTGATGATTACACAAGCAAGAGAAGCTATCGAAGTCGCAACAGGATTGAGTTTAATACCAAAAGACATCACTACATATTTCAACAATATTAGTGGCAACTTTGATATTCCTTTCGGTCCAGTTGATATTGATACGTTTGAGTTGTTTGATATGGAGCAAGATGGTTTAGAGATTACAGGAACAAACCTACAATTAATAGGCAATGAGTTCCCTAAGTTAGTATTCCCAAGATATGCCAATTTTAAAGCTACTTATGAGGCTGGTTATACAACTATCCCTAAAGACCTTAAGTTAGCTATATTAGACCAAATCAGCTACGATTACGAGAATAGAGGATTAGATGGCGATTCAGGTATTTGTGAGAAGTCTTGGAAAGCGTGTCAAAGATGGACTAGAATATCCCCAATTTTATAATATGAAGTTAGGAAAAGCGAAAGCAAATTACGTAGATGCCAACACGATGACTCGTGAGGTCTTAATCTATGCTCCAACAAGGACAAGTGATGGTCAAGGTGGGTTCACTACGATATTTGCCCTACAAACGACTGTTTGGGGCGATTTAAGACCAGATAATCAAGTTCGTGAGATAGATCAGTCAGAATTACAATTTGACCAAAGGAACAGGCTCTATATTCGTTTTGGTGTTAACATAAACGATTCCTACGAGGTTGATGTTGAAGGTTCAAGATATACGATACATTCAATTAAAAACGTAGAGAACCAAAATAGGTTCTTGGAGTTAATAATTTATAGATAATGCCAAGTTTTACATTTGACATAGGTAATTTATCAGATGTTCTTAAGAAACTTGATACTTTAGATGCTAAAGTTCAGCAAGATGTTAAGGATGAAGTAAATGCATCAGCTTTAAATATACAATCAGGAGCAAAAAGATTAGCGCCTGTAAACTTTGGTCAATTAAGGAATAGTATTTACTTAAAAGAGCAAAATGTAGAAAAAGGATTTGTTTTTACTGTTGGCGCAAGTGCTTCTTATGCTCCTTATGTAGAATTTGGAACAGGTGGAAAGGTTTCAATTCCAAAAGGATTTGAGGAATTAGCAAGTGGTTTTAGAGGCAAAAAGGATGGTACTTTTAAAGATATGGTTCAGGCTTTGACATTATGGGTAAAAAGAAAGGGAATTGGTGGAGGTAACGATAAGTCGATTGCTTATGCAATAGCTATTAACATATTAAGAAAAGGTATGCGACCGCAACCATTTTTAATACCAGCTTTTGAAACAGAAAAGCCTAAATTGATTAAGAACATATTAAACGTATTGAAGAATGTTAAATCCTAATATTGAGATAAAGAAGTGGTTTTATACTAACTTGACAAGTGCAAGTGGATTGGTTGTATATGATGGTTTTGCTCCTGAAGGTGCTGGTGATGAGTATATTGTTATGACAGGTAGAACATCAAGCCAAGATCAAGGCAAAGCAGGTTATACAAATAGTATTAGCATCACAGTTGATATTATTACAAAAAATGCTAACTTTGGTTATAAACGTGCTGAAGCTATAAGCGATTTAGTCTTGAACGCAATAAATTCGGACACCAATATAACATTGGCAAACGGATTCACTGCATCAAGTTTAAGTGTTGAAAGTGTAAGAAACTTAGACGGCTTAAACCCTTTAGATAATGTTTTTAGAGTATTAATAACATATAATATAACCATAACTCAAAATTAAAATAAAATAAAATGGCAGAAACAAAAGTAAGCGCAAGAGATTATATCCTCTTAGCTGACATTAACAATGACGGAACATACAAGCCTGTTGCTTGTTTGACTACCAACTCTTTGACATCAACTTTAGGAACGATTGATGCAACTTCTAAATGTGGAGATCAGTACACTCCAAGTCCTTCATTCAATCAATCTTTTGAGTGTGAAGGTTTTGCGATTGATGAAACAGGAACTCCATCTAAAGATAGTTACCAACAATTATACGATGCTCACGCTGCAAAGACTTTATTTGCAATTAAGATGGGTAGAGCAACTCCAGTAGCAGGTGATGTTTATTATGGTGGAACTCCTACAAGTTTAGTATTTATTAGCAACTTTAATGTTAATGCTGCTGATAAAGATGATGTTAAATTTACTGCAACTTTCGTAGTAAGTGTACCACCTATTGCTCAAACTGAAGTACCAGTATAATAAAATAAAAAACTATGTTCGAATTAAAGACTAACAACAACACAATCCACCTAAAGTGGGGTACTTGGGCAATGCGTGAGTTTACTAAACAAAACAATATCGGTATTGATGAGTACTTTAAAGTTCTTTCAACGGCTCAAACAAGTTTAGACATAATAGTCCAGCTTGTTTACATTGGTTACAAATCTGCTTGTGTAAGTAATAAACAAGAGGTTGAGTACACTATTGATGATGCTTGTGATTGGATTGATGAAGTGGGGTCTATTTTTAGCGAAGAAGGTCAAATTATTGACTACATAAAATATATCGTTGAGAATACAGTCCACACCATTACAGGTGTAAAGAAGGAAGAAGAAAAAAAAAAGCCTAACAAAGCTAAGCTGGGATGATATTCTAGTTAAAGCTGCGGAGTGCGGAATACGACCAAATGAATTTTGGGATATGACTTGGAAGGACTTTTCCATTATCGTTTTAGGTAAGGAAAGAAACGAGTTAAACGAATGGGCAAGGACTAGAAACCTTGCCTATATTGTATATCTAAGTTCCACTACCGAGAAAACTCCTAAAAGTATGAAGGCTTTTTGGAGTATTCCAGATTTGGATGATGCAGATGTTGATGAGGAAAGAGTGTTGATAACTGATGAACAACTAGCAAGAACACTTAAATTGTACGGAGTAAATTAATAAAGATGGCAGACATTTTAGATATAGAAATAAATATTGGTGCTAATACTGAAGATTTATCTGCTGAATTGCAAAAAGCCGAAAATTTACTTAGTAAATTACAAGCAAAATTAAAGAGATCAACTGATGTTGGTGAAATACAAAAGTTAAACACAAAAATAGCTAGTGTTGAAGGTTCTATTGGTACATTAAGTTCAAGAATTAATGGTGTTGCAAAACCAACTAATGATGCTACAAATGCCTTATCTAATTTATCAAGGGTTGCACAAGATGCTCCTTATGGATTTATAGGTATTGCGAATAACTTAAACCCTTTATTAGAATCATTTCAAAGATTACAAACTAAAAGTGGAAGTGCAACTGAAGCATTGAAATCAATGGCTGCTGGTTTAGTTGGTCCAGCTGGTATTGGTCTTGCTTTAGGTGTTGTATCTTCTTTGGCAGTTACATTTAGTGATGAAATAGCTGCATTTTTTATTGGTCCAACTGAAAAGTTAAAGAAATTTAGAGAAGAACTTAATAAGTTAAATCAAGATATTTATAAAATAGTTGGTGAAGCTCAATCAAATAGAACTGTTGGATTAAATTTAGTTAATATTATTGCAGGAGGAGATGTTAAAAGACAAGAAGAAGCGCTTAAACGATTAAAATCTTTATATTCTGATAATGCAGCTATACAAGCAGCTACAATTAAAACTGATAAGGCATATTTAACACATTTAGTTAATGTTGCTGCAATACAACAAGATGCAGCTGGAAAAGAAAAGAATACACAACAAATCTTATCTGCTGCTTATGCTGAACGAAGAAAAATTGAAGCACAAAGAGATCAAGATTTAAAGAACGCAAAAACTTCATTTGGTGGTAGTGCTGGGTATAATGAAAATAAAGCTAAAGAAGAAAGAAAAAGAATAAATAACCAATATGCTGGTTTACTCGCATCATTAGATGTTACGATTGCAAATGCAAAAACTAAAAATGCAGAGTTACTTAATACTCTAACAAATATTGAAACACCAGATAGTAAAGGTGGTGATAAAAAAGATAAAAAAGACCCTTTTGTTGAAATTACTAAGGATTTTGATAAATCGTTAAAAGCGCAAGAGGTTTTAAGAAGTAAAGGAATAATAGATCAACAAACATACTTAGATAATGTTTATAAGATTTATGAAGATTATATAAAAAAATTAGCTGAATTAGATACTACACAAGCTACTAATAAGATTGAAAACTTATTGCCGAAGTTTGATAAGATGACACTTGATAAAAATGCTCAAATTATCAAAAATGGCATTAAGAATATGTTGGATTCTTATGAAGAACCGAAAATGGTTGCGCCAGAAGATAAATATCCAGAAAGTCAAAAAAGATTAGAAGAAGCTAGAAATAAATATGGAACTTTCTTTCTTGGTATTAGTGAAAAGAAAGTAGAAAAGAAAAATGAAAAAGAAAAAAAGGATATAGAAGATTTAACTAGAGCGTATGAAGATTTTGGTTATACAATTTCATCAACTGTTACAAGTGCTTTATTTGGTATGTATGATGCAATGCAGCAAGGTCAAAGTGCTACACAAGCCTTAGGAGATATGTTTACTAGATTATTACGACAAATGGCAGAAATGGTTGTTCAAGCTGCAATATTTGCTGGTATTATGTCTTTATTAGGTGGTGGTGCAGCTGGTGGTGGAAAAGGCTTTTTTGATATATTTAAAGGTTTACTTGGGTTGGCAGATGGTGGAATTGCAACTGGTCCAACATTAGCGGTGATTGGAGAGGGTGCTGAAAGCGAGGCGGTGTTACCATTAAGCAAACTTGGAAACATAATGCAATCTTCATTTAATGCTGGTTCAATGAATAGCACAAGTGGAGGTCAAAATGGTCAATTTGTATTACGAGGACAAGATTTAGTATTAGCAATGCAGCGTTCAAATTCTGCTTTAAATCTAAGGAGAGGTGTATAATTATGGCATATAATTTAAAATATAGAATAACAAGCGCAACTCTAAGTGATACTACTTCAGTAGTTGAAATGTATATTGATGAAGCGGTTGCTAGTGTAATAGATTATGATGGAGTAAGTGTTCAGTTACAATATATCCCAAGATCAGATGATATTTACGAGCCAATTTATGCGAGTCAATTATCTGTTGTTATGGATGTAACGGATGACCAAAATAATTTACCAAACTTTGTAAGTCTAAACGATAGAAAGTATTTAGTAAAATTAAAGATTGACGGAGTATATAAGTGGACAGGATGGGCGTTAAGTGATAATGTTCAATACTCTTTTTCAACAGGCAGAAAGGAATTATCTTTTGATGCCATTGATGGCTTAGGAATATTAGATTATTTCCCTTATCCATTTGTTGAAACTAATATAGTTTCTAATTTTACTCCTACTAAGATATTAGATTTCTTTGTTACTGCTCTTAATCAAATTGGATTTGAAACAGGGTTAAACATATACACGGCTTGTTCTTACTACTCATCAAATATGAGCAATAGAACTGCAAATATTGCAAATGATCCATTTAATCAAGGTTTCTTAAGACATAATTATTTTTTAAATAATGATGGTACTTATCAAACTTGTTTAGAGGTATTAACTAAGATAATTAAGTCTTTTGGTTGTAGAATATATCAAGCCAATAATAAGTGGAATATTGTAGCTATCAATGAGATGGCTTCCGATAGTTATTATTATACAGAGTATTTAGCAAATGGTACTTACTCAACTGCTGGACTTGCATCAATAGTTACAACAGTTGAAGCGTTTAATGGCAATACAACTGGTTTATATTTCGTAGATAACTCCCAAGTAAAGATATTTAAAAAGGGGTACAATAATTTCGTACAAGATTACAGATTAGAGTATTCTCCTAATTACATTGGTAATAGCAATTTAAAAGTATTATCTGGTGGCGTTCCTGTTTTATGGACTATATCTTCTGGTGTTACATTAGTAACTAGGGCAAATGAATCAAGTAATCAATTTCTTATGTCTGTTGGTGCTTTATCTAATGTTTCAATATTGCCAGTAGCTATGGATGGTTTAAAAAATGATACTATTGATATTTCAATTACTTTCTTTAATCAAGATGTAGCTAAAATAAGAGGTCAATTTAGGCTACAAATAACAGGTGCGGGAATGTTTGCTCCAAGTTACTATCTAAACGTAGATAAGATATGGCAAGACGCTACTGTTGCGCCATCTGGAAATTATTATTTAATTGATGCAGTTGATGAAAATGTTACTAATAAATTTACAATAACTACTCCTCCATTGCCTATTGGTGGAACATTATCTTATTTTATAGAGTTGTTTAACAGTCCAACTTATTCTAGTTCCATAACTGTTGGGGATTTTAATTTAACATTTAACTCTCCAGTATCAAGTATTAGAACAACATCTATATTAACTGCTGATAATCAATATACATTAGAATTAGATTTACCTTTTGGTTATCCTGTTTATTTAGGAGATGGCATTGATAGAAATGTTAATAATTTAGCAATAGGCAATATTTTAGTATTAGATAATAGTGTATATGCGGTTGCTTCAGGTTGGTATAAATTTAATCGTTCTGGTATATTTCAAGGTTTATCACAATTAATAATGAAAGAGTACATAAACGCTTATAGGAGAAACTTAGTAAACATTGATTCTAATATATTTGGTGTGGAAAATGAGGAAGGTACATTTTCAGGGGGGTCGATAATTAAGTTTGACGATACTGACCCTGCTCAAATAAATGTATCTGAAAAGTATTATATGACTGGGAACATGACTATTGACATAGTTAAGGGCGAAATACAATCAACAGTTTTAGACATATCTAATGTGGCAATAGATAGTACAATAACAACTATTTACACAGTAGATGGAATTAATTATAATTAATGGTTAAATTTGTAATATGGCAGCAGTAATTGGAAAGAACGTAATGTTATATTGGCATAGAACCGATGTAGACCCAGAGGTGGATGTCGCTTTTGCGTGTAGTACAAATTGTGCTTTTAATGTAAGCGTAGATCAAAAAGAGGTAACAAGTCAAGCAAGTGCTTGGTTTAGAGAATATAAGAACGATGTAGCTACTTGGAATGTAACCTGTGATGGGTTGATTACTTTGAGTGGCTTTTCTTATTTGTTTATGTTAGATAAGCAATTAACAAGAGAACCGATAGAGATTAAATTCGTAGTGGATAATGGCGTTGATGGTTTAACTATTATTAACGGAATTTGTAATATAACAAGTTTATCAATAAACGCACCTTATAAGGATGTGGCTACATATAACATTAGTTTACAAGGTAGCGGAGCGTATAATATAACAGGAACAGAGGTAAACCCTGAAGGTGTAATTATAGTAGGTGCAAACCCTGTTAAGACAAAAGGTTACACGGCAAGTGGTGGCGAAACATCTATTACATTTGCTGATACAGTTGGTTACACTTGTTTGTATGTTTCTAGAGGTGGTATTGATGTTCAAGGCATTATTACAAGCGGAACTCCTGTTGATGAAGAAGTTAAGTTTGTGTCAAGTACGGGTGTGTTGACATTTAGTAGAGCATTAGGAAGTGGAGAATTTGTAAGGGCGCTTTTTCAGTAAACAAAAACTATGAAACAAATAAAACAACATCCAGATTATTGTATCACATTAGATGGTAAAGTTTTTAGCCTTAAAAGTATGAAGTTTATAAAACCATATTTTGATAGAGATGGGTATGTATTTTATAGAATGAGCAAAAATTCCAAAGAATACCAAAGAAAGGCTCACAGATTAGTTGCAATGACATATATACCTAATCCTTTAAATAAGTCAGATGTTAATCATATTGACGGCAAAAAAGGTAATAATATAGTTTTTAACTTAGAATGGAATACAAAAAGTGAAAATGCTAAACACGCTTGGGATAATGGTTTACAAAAAAGAGAACGTAAACACGCTAAGTCGGTAATTGATACAAATACAGGTAAGATATATAGGTCAGTTAAAGATGCTGCAAATTCAATAGGTATGAAATATGACTTGTTAAAAATGAGGTTAAGGGGTCAAACTATTAATAATACAAGTTTAAAATATATATAGGATGTCAAATCAAATACAAATAACGAGCGGTGCTAAAGTAAGAAATTTAGAAGGTGTTTTAACAGGTTCTTCTGGAATTATGTCTTCATTGCCTATAAATACATCTCTTGGTATACCTCAGTTAGATGTAAATGGAAAAATACTTGTAGACCAATTACCTAACTCTATTATGGAATATAAGGGTACTTGGAACGCTGCAACAAACACCCCTACTTTAGTAAATGGAACAGGTAATCAAGGCGATGTTTATTTATGTAATGTAGCTGGAACAGTTGACTTTGGTGCTGGTCCTATTGTGTTCTTTGTTGGAGATCAGGTAATTTATTCAGGTACTATTTGGCAAAGAGCAAGTGGTGCAAGTGGAACAGTTACAAGCGTTGCGGTTACTGAAACTGGCGATGCATTAACTATAACAGGAAGTCCAATTACTACAAGCGGAACTATAAACATAGGCTTTGCAGGGAATAGTGGTCAATACATAAACGGAGCAGGCGGATTGACTAGCTTCCCTTCTTTGACAGGTTTTGTACCTTACACAGGTGCAACAGCAAATGTCGATTTGGGAACATTTAATTTAACTGCTGATGTTATTACAGGTGCAACAGGTTCTTTTGCATCAAGCGGTGGTAGTAATACTTTTGATATTAACCATTCAAGCGGCAGCGGCATAGCTTTAAACATAACTAAAGGAGGTAACGGAGAAGGCTTGTATATTAACAAAACAAGTGGTAGTGGTAACGCTGCAACTATTACAGGCGGTGTAACTTTACTTAGTGAACTACATTTAACAACTGATTTAGCAGATGCTTACATAGCAAGTGCAGCTACTTGGAACGCAAAGCAGAACGCTATTACATTAACAACAACAGGTACAAGCGGAGCAGCTACTTTAGTTGGTGCTACTTTAAACATACCACAATATCAAGGGGTTTTAACTAACCCTGTAACAGGAACAGGATTAAATGGTGCAATACCTAAGTTTACAACAACAGGAAGTACAATAGGAAGTAGTATTATTTTTGATAGTGGTACACAGATTGGAATAAATACTTTATCACCAAGTTTCACATTAGATGTTAATGGTACTGCAAGAGTTAATGGTGTATTAACATTAAGTTCTACAATTAGCAACGGGACTTATACATATACTTTACCAAGTGCAACAGGTACTTTAGCTTTAACAAGTCAAATTCCTTCTTTAAGTGGTTATGTTCAAGGAACAGGTAATGCAAACTATGTAGCTTTATTTAATGGTACAAGTTCTATTGGGAATAGTATTATTTATCAAAGTGGAACAAATGTAGGTATAATGAATGCCAGTCCAACTACAACATTAGATGTAACAGGAGGTGGTCAATTCTCTGGTTCAATAATCGCATTAAGTTTTATAAAAAGTGGAGGTACATCTGCTCAAATATTAGCTGCTGATGGTTCAGTAATAACTGCTGGAACTAATATTACAATAAGCGGAGGTACAATATCTACAACTGGAAGTGGTATTACAGGAAGTGGTACAACAAATTACCTACCAAAGTTTACAGGTGCAAGTTCAATAGGGAATAGTTTAATTTTTGATAATGGAACTAACATAGGAATTGGATTGACCAGTCCAAGTTATAAATTAGATGTCCAAGATAATGGTGTTTCAGGAATTGTAGACGTGGCTTCTTTTTCAGTAACAGGTAATGGGGGATCAGGTAGAGGTGTTGGTATTTTATTAGGTGCAGCAGGAAGTAGTAATAGTGTGCAAGTAGCAAGGTTAGTAGGTTATCATGAACTTGCTATATCAAGCGCAGTTGCAGCTTCATTTGCCATTCAAGTAGCAAACTCAAGCGGTACATTAACGGAAAGATTAAGGGTAACTCAAGCTGGTAATTTAATAATAGGTACAACAGGAGACGCTGGTGCAAGATTATTAATTTCGGGCGGTTATACGGGATTTCAATATAATAGTGCGGGTGCTTATCCGGCTTACAATACTTATTTTGGAGCAATAGGAACTAACTTTTCAAATAGTAATAGTGAATTAGATATATGGAATACTGTTGGCGGTGGATTTGTATTTAGAAAACAAACGGGTGCATCGGCTCAAACTGCATTACTTACAATAGCTTCAAGCGGTGCTGCTACATTCTCAAGTAATTCAAATAGTACTATTAGTAACACATTTCAAAATACAAATACTACTGATACAAATAGTAGAAACATACTAAATGTAATTGCGGGAAATGTTACAACATCAATTCAGTCAATTCATAATGACCATTCCTATATAAACGCTACAAATAATTTATACTTTCAAAGTAGTGGTAGTGTTAAAATGTTAATCTCAAGCGGTGGCAATGTTGGAATCGGAACAACATCGCCAACTGATTATGCAGGTTATACTACATTCCATGTAAACGGGAAAAGCGGAAGCGGAAGCGGAGTATTGCGTGTAACTTCTTTTGACGGAACTGCGGGTTTTAATATTTATGCTGATAGTGCTGCAAAATTAAATACAACAACTGCAATACCTATTATCTTTCAAACACAAGAGGTAGAACGAATGAGAATCACATCGGGGGGTAATTTACTTGTAAATAACACAAGTTCAGTAGGTAGTAAGTTAATTGTAAAAAGTGATGGTACAACTTCTGCATCTTTTGCTTGTATATTTTGGGATTCAGCAAGTTCGGATTTAATGTATGTTAGAAGTGATGGGTATGGTTATTTAAAAGCATCTGCTTGGGTTTATGGTTCGGATTTAAGAATGAAGGAAAATGTATCAAATGTAGAGAATGGTCTTGATATGGTACTTAAAATGAAACCTAAACATTTTGATTATATAAATGGTCAAAAAGATAACATAGGATTTATTGCACAAGATATTCAAAAAATAATACCACAAGCAGTAAGCATAACAAATAAGGAAACAGGAATGTTAGGGTTAAAAACGGATTTCTTAGTTCCTTATATAGCAAAAGCAGTTCAAGAACTTAAGTTAGAAAAAGATACTGAAATAGCAGAATTAAAAGCACAAATAGAAGAACTTAAACAATTAATTAAAAATAAATAATATGAAATACTGGTACATTAATCAATTAGACTGCGTTCCTCAAGATGGAGATTTAACAGACTTTGTCGTTGTAGCACATTGGTCAAGAATCGCAAATGAAACAATCAACGAAAAAGAGTACACCGCAAGTGTATATAGCACTCAATCCTTCTCAAAGGATGACGTTAGTAACTTTATCCCTTACGAGGATTTAACCTATGACATTGTTTGTGGCTGGTTAGATGCTTCTATTGATGTAGAGGCTTTAGACCTTAATTTAGATGCTCAAATAGAGAATCAAGTTAACCCGCCGATTGTGGTACTTCCACTCCCATTTTCTAACCCTTAGGAAATATAAAGTATTTAACTATATTTGTATATAAAATAAAAACTATGCTACAACTAAACGAAACACAATTAAAGGAATTAGAGGCTTACATCAATCAGATACCAACTGCTTACGGACTTCCGTTATTGCAGTTTTTAGGTAAGATTGCACAAGAGCAAAATCCACCACAAGTACAAGAACCACAAACTGAAGCGTAATGGTACATAATAGCAATCAATCGGACTTATTAACTATTGTTAGCGGAACATCCGCATTTATTAGTGTTGCGAACGTGCAACCCATAGTTTCACTTATAGCGAGTTTGATTGCTATTGTTTCTGGTCTTTTAGCAGCAAGATATTACATCAAAGCGACTAAAAGATTCAAGTAATGAAAGAGGTAGTAATCGTTCTATTAGTGGCGGTTCTAATCTTTTTCATCGGAAGTGATGCACGATACACCAAAAGTGAACCTATAATTGTAAGCGACACAGTTTACCAACAGAAAACTTTTACTAAGTTTATTAAAGGGAAATCTATCCCTTTTGTCATTTTAGACACAATTTACTTAATAGACACAATTAAGGACACAATTACAATCGTAAAGGATTACAACCAAGTAAAGGTCTATTCCGATACTATGCGCATAGACTCTTTAGGATACGCATACATACAAGACACAATCAGCCGTAATTCAATCATTGGAAGGTCATTTAACGCTCAAATTAAGGAGAAAGTGATCTATAAAACGATTACTAATGAGCAAAAGCAAAGAAACCAGCTTTATTTGGGATTTATAGGCGATTTAAGGCACTTTAACGGACAAATTGGGATAGGAGGTTCAATCGCACTTAAAACGGCTAAAAACACCTTATATACGGCAACTGCAACTATGAACGGATATTCTTTAGGTTACTATAAAAAGTTCTAATATGAAGTTTAAGCAATTTATTATTTCAATGTTTAGTGATGAGATGGGGTCAATGAGCCACAAAAGGGTTCTGGCTACCATTGGTGCTTTGTGCTTATTTACTACGTTTGTTATTAGTAAAAGCGACCATTTAGGGGATTTGGTTTTTTATATGACTATGGCATTTGCAGGATTAACAACAATAGATAAATTTACCAACAAATGAGAAACAACGAAAGGTTATCATTTAAAGTAGCGTTGCTTTTATGGGTTATTAGCTTAGTTTACTTTATAAAACAAGTAATATGATTTCTAAGAAAGCGATTGAAATGATTATCAAGCACGAGGTCGGAGGGCGCTCTGTGTACGAGAAAAGATACCAAAAGCCAATTTGGGCTGGTGGAGATTCGGGATGTACGATAGGCTTAGGATATGATGTTGGTTATGTAACCGAAAAGCAGTTTTTTAGCGATTGGCAGGGCTTAAATTTAAACTATTTAAATGCGTTAAGAAAAGTAGTCGGCATTAAAGGAGAGGCGGTTAAATCAATGATGAGAGGGGAAATATTACAAGTTAGGATTCCATACAATTTTGCGTACGATGTATTCGTTAATAAGTCGCTACCTAAGTATTACGCTTTGACTAAAGCTATTTATCCTGAATTAGATTCGTTAAACGAAGATACAAGGGGTGCGTTGGTTTCTATGATTTATAACAGGGGGAACAAATTAGAAGGCGATAGAAGAAAAGAAATGAGAGCCATTGTTGATCTTGTTGCTAAAGCTGACTACGAAGGCATAGCTGACCAAATAGAAAGAAGCAAAAGACTCTGGGAAAATGTAGGATTAGATGGCTTGGTCAAACGCAGAGAAGAAGAAGCAGATTTGATACTAAACTCACTAACCTAAAATAAACCTATGACAACAACAAAAAAAAGAGGCGGAAGCAAAACCACAATGAGTGGTCAAATAGTCTTGGACTACTTAGCCAAATATCCTCAATGGATGCCATCTAACACTTTAGCCTCTTTGATTATGAAGGAGCAAAGCGCACACTTTGACAATCAAGAAAATGTACGTTATTTGGTACGTTATTACAGAGGAAAGACTGGCGAAGGAAAAAGTACAAGAAACACTAACAAACAATTTATAGAAGATTTTAAGCGTACTGCTTCAAACTTTGTTCAACCGCCTACTTGGGTTGAGGAAAAGGTTGTTTATTGTTTGCCAATAGGAATTAAGAAGATGGGATTTATTTCTGATCTACAAGTCCCATTCCACGATCCAAAGGCTATTGATGTTTGCTTTAAATACTTAAACGAACAAAAGATTGATTCATTATTTATCAATGGCGATTTAGTTGACTTTTATCAATTAAGCGACTTCCAGAAAGACCCAAGAGTAAGAAAGTTTGATGAGGAATATGAGGCGATAATTGAGATGTTAGGATTTATAAGAGCAACTTTTCCTTTAATTCCTATTTACTACAACTTAGACGCAAATCATGAATTTCGCTATGAAAGGTATATGAGAACCAAAGCGCCTGAATTATTAGGGTTAAACGGCAAATTTAACATTGAGGAAATCTTAATGCTAAATACTTTTAACATTATAGGAATTAAAAATATAGATCACGTTAAGTTCGGCAAATTACCTATCATTCACGGAGATACTACATTTAGAAGGGGAAGCGGTGTAAACCCAGCTAAAACGCTTTACGATAGGGTTAAGCAAAGCGCAATAGCTTCGCACGTTCATCAGGTACAATCTTATACAACTAAGAATCAATTTGATGAAGAAGTCTTTACTTGCTGGACCACAGGACATCTTATGCATCCAAACGTAGAATATTGTAAGCACGTTGACAATTACTCACAAGGCTTTGCTATATTAGAAAAAGATGTTGAAGGTTACTATTCGGTTCAAAACAAAAGAATCTATAAAAATAAAATATTTTAATATGAGATACCCTAAAAACTTTGCAAAATTGACAACATTACAACAAGAACAATGGCTGGTTTCTAAGCTACAAGAAATACACCAATTAGAACAAGAAATAAAAATTACATTAGGTAAGATCAGAGGTGGAGAAGTATTAATATTTAAAGAGATTGATAGACCAGATTTAGCACTAATGAAAGATGAAAATTAAAGTAATACATAGGAAATTAGGAAGGGAACAGGCTCACGGCATTGCTGAAAGTGATGGTGTTGTTTATATTGACTCACGACTAAAAGGCAAAAAGCATCTTGAAATCCTGTTGCACGAGTGCTTACATATCCTCAATCCAATGGATGAAGAAGAAGCCATTATTGAGAAAAGCGTAACTTTATGTAAGGTTCTTTGGCAGCAAGGATACCGAATGGTTGACAATTCTAACGATACGCCATTACAAGATGGTTCTAAATAGTTGTTGGTTCATAGTTCCCCAGTCCTAAAAAGCTGGGGTTTTTTATATATATTTGCAGTTCATATTGGAGAACTTAGGTTTAAGCCCCTTTTAGTCTTATTAGGGGCTTTTTTATGCCATTTATCCCTATTATTTGCCGTTCATCACATTTATTTAAAATAATTGCTTTGTTTGATAAAGTTATATGTTTATGCCCTATCTTTGATTTCATAAACCAAAACAACCAATATGAACAGGCTAAAAACCCAACAAGAAAAGGCAAACGAGCGTTACGCTCAAGAAAGCATTAAACCAATGTATGCATTTATCATTGTATGCGTGGCATTTTTAATTACTGCAATCCTTCAAAACATTTAGTATGACACCAATTCAACTTTACATCAACACTTTAGAAACTAAAATATTAACTATGCCTAATGATGGCTATGTAAAAGAAACAGTACAAGCCTGTTTAGACTTAGCAAAAGGCATTAATGAAATCTATGAAAACACTTATTACAACGCTAGTCAGCCAACAGATCAAGACTAATTTACAAACCGAAGCCGACACTAAAGGTATCACTTTAAGTAAGTTGGTTTACAAAATACTAAAACAATATGAGCAATCTAATTTATCAGGAGAAACAACTAAAGCTGCACAAAAGAGCAACAATATTACTGGAACTGCTAAAACAAGCACAGGGAAGGCAAAATCTATTCGAGGCTGACCTTGCTGAATGGAGGCGTGGACTTGATGACACAAGGACAATGATTAGCGAAGAAGACTTGTTAATTAAGATAGCAAGGATGAATGACATCCAGCGTAGAATCCTTAAAAGCTACCATTATTTGATCCTTGACCTTTATACCTTAACGGAGGACTTTATGTTACCAATAAACCTTTTACATTTCTAATGAGAGAAGTACACAAAACATATATGGCAGAACTTGAAATAGAAGTTTTGCGAGATAAGAACAAAAAATTAAAGCAAGAGATAAATCAATTAAAGGATTTATTAGACAAACATTTAAACATAAAAACAATAAGAATGGACAAGGAACAACAAAAGGAGTATGCAGTTGAAATAGCCGAAAAGGTGTGCAATTACTACCAAATTAAGTACGGACAAATGATGTCTAAATACAGGGGTGAAGAAGTTACTTTGGCAAGGCAAATGACTATGTATTTCACTAAGGAAAAGACCGAGTTAAATGGCGAGGAAATAGCAAAATTGTTTAATAGGGATAGAACCACAGTCTTACACTCAATCTCTAAAATCAAGGGTCAGCTATCAAATAAGTTCGACGATACCATAAAAAATGACATTTTCAACTTAAATGTGCTACTTTAATTAGGTTATTAACACTAAATTAGTTAATTTTAAACTCTAAAACCAACCAATATGAGCGAACAACAACTGGCTAAAAAGCCACAACTTTCGTACACGAAAGATCAAGTAGAGTTAGTAAAATCACAGATTGCTCCAGAGGCAACAGTTGATGAACTAAAACTATTTCTTTATCAAGCCCAAAGGACAGGACTTGATGCGTTATCAAGACAGATTTATTGCATCCACAGGAACGTAAAAACTGCAAACGGATGGAGTAAAAAAATGACAATCCAAACAAGTATTGATGGCTTCCGAGTAATCGCTGAAAGAAGCGGAAATTACGGAGGTCAAAGCGAACCTATCTTTGTAGAACAAGATGGTAAATTAATATCTTGTAAGGTTTCAGTATTTAGGTTTCACGGAGAAACAAGGTATGAAGCAGCCGTTGGAGTTGCATACTGGGATGAATATTGCCAAAGAACAAACGATGGCAAACCGATGGGTTTATGGGCTAAGATGCCACATACAATGCTAAGTAAGGTTGCAGAGGCATTAGCTTTGAGAAAGGCTTACCCACAGGATTTGAGCGGACTTTATACTGGAGATGAAATGGCTCAATCAACCGATGAAACCCCAGCCTACATTAAGACACACGATAACGTAGAGGACTTGGAATTAGCTATTGATTTGTGCATAAATACTACCGAATTAAGCCAACTTTACGCACTAAATAGCGAACTTGCAACTAAAGATGTAACTAAATTATTTACCAAGAAAAAAGAATCTTTATGACACCATTAAGCAGATTATGGGATTTAAGAGAGGAAGTTAAGTTTTGGAATTACAAAGTAGATACAAGCTATCCGCAAAACGCATCGGAAATGATTAATCAATTAAACGCAGCTAAGTATAAACTTAAATTACATAAACAATTACACTTCCCAGAGTTATTAGAGCAACCTAAAAGGGATTACATTCCTTATCAAATGTTAGCTGATAAATTTGAAGTATTTGAAAACTATTTAAACGATTAATTATGCCTTATTCAACTTGCTGCGGAGCGCATACCACAATGGAGGAAATAGACATTTGTCCTGATTGTATGGAACATTGCGATTGGGAAGAAGAAGAAGACGAGGAAGAATTAGAACAGGATAGACAAAATGAAATAGCATTAGAACAACAACAATTAAATAAACATTAAACTAAAAACAATGATTGTATTAAACATTTGCAAAGAGGACATTAACTGGAAAGAAGCTAAGAACGGCAAAAACTACGCAAACGTAGCTACCGACTTCTTAAAAGAACCAGATGACAAAGGAAACACGCACACAGTATGGAACAACCAAAGCCAAGAGGAAAGAGCAGAAAAGGCTAAGAAAAACTATTGTGGTAGAGGTAAGCAAGTTTCTTATAACGCACCAACAGGTAAAAAAGAATTTGCCGTAAACCAACAAGAAAGCGAGGATGACTTGCCCTTCTGATATTAACCCCTCGTTGGGCGATAACGTAAAGCGCAAATTTAAAACCTACAACTATGAGCCAAACAACACAAATCGCAAACTATCTAAATAAAGGTAGAAAATTAACTCCTATTGATGCTTTAAACAAGTTCGGATGCTTTAGATTAGCAGCACGAATAGCTGAACTTAGAAACGATGGTATGAACATAAAAACTACCATTGTTAAGCTAAAAAATAAGAAACAAGTAGCACAGTATTCGGTTAATTAGCTTATCTTCGTGCAAAGGTGTCGGATACCTTATACTAACTTATTGGCTCAAAGCTGAAACCCTAATCCGACTGGGGTGGAAGCCGAGAGCCTTTTTTATTTTATGGCAATATTTAGAAAAGTCCACGTTACATTTTGGCGTGATGAATTTGTAGAAGGATTAACTCCAGAGCAAAAGTTTTTTTACTTGTATCTTTTAACTAATGACAGGACAACTCAATGTGGTATCTATGAGATTACTACAAAGCAAATGTGCTATGATACAGGATACAATGAGGACACAATTAAAAAGCTAATTAGCTTCTTTATTGAAATTGGTAAGGTAAAATACTCAACAAGCACAAAGGAGATGGCTTTGAAGAATTGGGGTAAGTATAACGATTCAAATAGTCCAAAGGTTCGTTCTTGTATTGAAAAGGAGTTATTAAAGGTAAAAGATAGAGTATTGATACAGTATATATACAGTATGGATACACATACGCAAGAAGAACAAGAACAAGAAGAAGAACAAGATAAAGAACAAGAACAAGTAAATATAGACTTTGAGTGGTTTTGGGTTGAATATGATAAAAAGATAGGAGATAAGCAAAAGTTAAAAAAGAAGTGGAATAAATTAACTGATGAAGAAAGGCAAAATGCCATGAATTATCTTGATCTTTACAAGCAATCAGTACAAGACAAACAATTCCGTAAAAACCCTGAAACCTTTTTAAATAACAAATCTTGGAACGATGAAATCATTAACCGAAATAATACCCCAAGCAATAAACTCTCTTACACAGAGCGAGAAGCTATTGCACTTAGAAATTTATAATAGACTTGAGCCTGATGAATTAAAAGTTTATAGTGCTTTAGAAACAATGAGTGTAGGCAGATGTTCGGCTATTGAGGTAAAAGAACATTTAAAGACCTGTATTGCTTTAAGCGGATGCCAAACACCTACGATAGAGTTGTTTCAGTTTCTATGCGAATTTGTTATAAAGAACTATTGTAACTATAAACTAAAAGAACTAGGTGTAGCTTTTGAACTTTACGCAATGGGGAAATTATCAGTTGACAAGGCGATAACTTTTAACCCTAAATTCTTTGGGGATGTGATGGCAGCGTATAAACCAATAGCAGTTCAAGTAAGAAACAAGACACATACCGAGCCACCGCCAGTAGATATACCAAAAATCAATGATGATGAAGTAATTGAGGCATTGTACCAAAATTGGGAGAAATCGGCTAAAAAGGACTGGAAGCTACTTAACACAATGGCTTTTGATATACTCTGGAAGCGTAAAGATTTAAACACTACTAATCTATCTAAGGAAGTGGCTGAAAAGATAAAAGCTAAGGTTATTGCTTATTACAAGGTCAACGCTAAAACCGAGAAAGAATTAGAAAGATTAATGGATGAAACTTTAATTAAAAACGAGTGTAAAAGATATTCTTTGTACCTATATTTACAAAACCAATTATAGCTACCCCATTTAAAATATTAATAACCTGATAGTAATTAGTGAAACTTGGGGTGGCTTTTTAAACTTATGAAACAATTAACATTTATTTACGAACTACTAAAGTTTACGCTCATTAGTGTTCCTTTAGCTTGCTGCATTTATTTAACGGCACATTTATACTTTGAATTAAAACGATTGATTAATGACAGGAATAGACAACAACATTGAAGTAAAATTGATTTATTTAGATACAAAAGAGGAGATATGGTTTAGATCAATAGCAAAGGCAATAAGGTTTTTAGGTACTGACTATAAAACGATTATGACCTATATGAACCCAATAAACAAAAAAAGATACAAGCACAATGACCGACTTTGTGTTGTTAGATTGAAAAAGTAACCCTAATTTTGCATAATGCCATTGATACCTTTACCCAAGTTGTTAGAAAAGACCCAAAAGGTAGTTAATGCGTACATAAGAAAAAGAGATGAAGGGTTACCTTGTATTAGTTGCGGAAGCTACAATGGTAATCAAGCTGGGCATTATTTTGCGGTTAAAGGGTTTAGTGCTTTAAGGTTTAACGAATGGAATATCCATTTACAATGTGCTGGGTGCAATATGTTTAAACACGGCAATCAAGCAATGTACCGAATAGGACTTGTTGAAAGGATAGGTGAAAAGGCGGTGAAAGAGTTGGAGTTTGAGGCGGTTAACAATAGAGTAAAGAAATGGCAAAGAACAGAATTAATAGAACTAATTGATAGATACAAGTAACATATTCGCAACGTGCAAAGAGGAACAAATAGCAGGATATTCTTGTTATTCTTTTGTCATTGATGGATGTACCCACTATGTATTTGGCGAAACACAAGAACAAGCATTTGATTATTTAGCAGACTTAATAAATAAATATGGCGAAAGTTAGTAACGGCAACAAGGTAAGTTTTGGGCGAAGGAAAACAGGAAAGTACAAAAAAACATCTGGTCCAAAGGATAAGCCAGTTAAGCCATATCAAAGACAGGGTAGATAAAATATAGTCAGTTGGCGGAATGGTTGTAGACGCAGTGGTAAGCGAGGTGTACCACGTTAGAATAAAGGCGGGAGCGCTCCAACGTCTCTAACATTTACAGGTTCGAATCCTGTACTGACTACTCGTGGGCATCAAAACATATGTGAGCAAGATGCATCTGGACTTGCTTTTAAAACGACTGATGAAGCCTGAAATGGTGGAAACTGAAAAGTCTCGTGGAGTTACCCCTGCAAGTGAATAACTGGTAACCACTCGCATATTGACTGATAGGAAAGACTATCACTTTTTAAAACTAAACTATGAAAGATACATACGGAAAGAAGCTATATACCTGTAAATGTGGTACAATTACCGAAGGCTATGTATGGTTCGGTAAGATAAAAGAAACCCAATTTGAATGTACTAAGTGTGGCAAATGGGTTGGATATGACAATTTAGAAAAGAAAGTAGATAGTATTATTTCAATACGAACACCAACAAAAAACCGATAATGAACATCAACGAAATCAAACCTAATCCTAACAATCCAAGAATTATAAAGGATGACAAGTTTAAAAAGCTGGTTAAGTCAATCCAAGACTTCCCACAAATGCTTGAACTTAGACCTATTGTTATAGATGAAAATAATATTGTTTTAGGTGGAAATATGAGGCTAAAGGCTTGTATTGAAGCTGGGTTAAAAGATGTGCCTGTAAAACAAGCTAAAGACCTAACCGAAGAACAAAAGAAAGAGTTTATTGTAAAGGATAATGTAGGTTTTGGCGAATGGGATTGGAGCGACCTTGCTAATAATTGGGAAACCGAAGAATTAGAGGAGTGGGGTTTGGATATAATAGGTTTTAGCAATGTAGATGATTTAGGAGAAGGTTTTACTTTGCCAGATGGCGATAAATCACCTTTTCAACAAATGACATTTACTTTAGCAGATGAACAATGCGTCCAAATTAAAAATGCCATTGAGGAAATTAAACGCACAGAAGAATACAAATATGCTGAAACAATGGGTAACGAAAATTCAAATGGTAACGCTTTATACTTAATAATAATGCAATGGGCAGAGCAAAAGAAATCTTAGTAAAAGTTATACCGAGCAAAGTTGCTAATGAGTTTGTTAAATTAAACCATTATTCTGGTAAGGTAGTACAAAATAGTAATTTACATTTTGGATGTTTTTTAGATAATAAATTACATGGAGTATTAAGCTATGGTAGTCCTTTAGATAAGCGTAAAATATTACCAATGGTTGAAAATACAGGTTGGAATGATATGTTAGAACTTAATAGAATGGCATTTGATGAATATTTGCCGAAATATAGTGAAAGTCGTTGCATTGCAATAAGCATTAAACTAATAAAAAAAAATGCTCCACAAATAAAATGGATATTAAGTTTTAGTGATGGAACTCAATGTGGCGATGGTACTATATATAGAGCAAGTGGATTTCTTTTAACAGGTATTAATCAAAATACAAATACTTGTCGTTTAAATGATGGGAGTGTAATACATAAAATGACATTAGAAAGTAACCCTACCCAAAAAAGACCTGAACTAAATAATAGAAGTTATTATGATTTGACAGGTGGTAAGTATGATTTTAAAAAATATGTAAATGAAGTTAAAGGCGAAATTTTAATAGGATTTCAATTACGATATTTATTATTAATAGATAAAACTTGCAAAATAACAGTACCTATATTACCTTTTTCAAAAATAGATGAACTTGGAGCAGGTATGTATAAGGGTAATAAGGTAACTTTGGCATCAAGACAAGCGGGAGAAGCATAAAAGTAATGCGTTAGTCATTCCAGACTAAAGAAGGGGTGCAATACCACCTTCCCGCTCAAATACAACGAGAAATCAACGAAGTATGGCAAATGAAGAAAATTTAAAGGCATTCCCAAAAGGGGTAAGCGGAAACCCTAACGGCAGACCTAAAGGAGTCCCTAATAGCAAGACAAGACTTTTACGTTTATTGGAGTTGGTTACTAAGGTACGCAACCCAGTAACAGGTGAAGATGAGGAGTTTACAATAGCGGAGCAATTAGATATGCAAATCATAGCAAAGGCTAGGAAGGGGGATTTAAAGGCTTATGAGATACTATTAGACAGATTAGAGGGCAGACCAAAACAAACAACCGACATAACCGCTGACATAAAGGGTAATGTGCAAATCACAATAGAACCAGATGCAGATTGTCAACCAATTAAAGATTAAGGCTACACCTGTCTTTTATGCTAATAAAAAGGCATACGAAGAAGGTTATCCTATAATATGCAATGAAGGTGGGTCAAGATCAAGTAAAAGCTATTCTGTTGTTCAGTTACTAATACACATAGCAATAAGCAATCCCAACATAAGGATTTCAATGGTATCTCACTCACTCCCACATATTAAGCGTGGAGTTTACAGGGACTTTAAAAATATACTTGAGCAATGGAACATCTGGGATGAAAAGGATTTCCGATATACGGATTTCATTTATACGTTTAAGAACGGATCATACATTGAGTTATTTGGATTAGAAGACCCTGACAAAGCAAAAGGACCAGCAAGGGATATATTATTCGTAAACGAGGCAAACCTTATTAGTAAGGCTTTATTTGACCAGCTTTTAATTCGTACTACTGGACAATCATTCTTAGACTGGAATCCTGCTGACTTTATTTCTTGGGTTTATGAAGTAGCTGATAACCCAAAAAATAAGCGCATACATTCAACCTACCTAAATAACATAACCAATCTAAGCGATAGCCAAATAAGAAACATTGAGCAGTACAAAGATTTGCCTGATGACTTTATGTGGAAAGTTTATGGCTTAGGAGAACGAGGGTCAGCAAAGGAAATTATTTATACTCAATGGAAACAATATGATGAAGCGCCTGATGGGGATGTATTCTATGGATTGGACTTTGGTTATGTTCACCCAGCTGCTTTAGTTAAGGTTACGCACTATGAAGGACAAAACTACTTTGAGGAAATAGTTTATCAAAGCGGACTGACTCTTAGTGATCTATCAAGATTGATTAAAGAGAAGCTACCAGAGAGAGCAACAATCTATGCGGATGCTGCCGAACCTAAGTCTATTGAGGAACTTTACCGACAAGGGTTTAACATTAAACCAGCGCAAAAGGATGTATGGGCAGGAATAGTAAAAATGAAATCTTATCCAATAAACTTGCACTACAATAGCAAAAACTTAAGAAGGGAGTTTATGTCTTACAAATGGAAAAAGGATAAAAACGATAACGTAATAGAAGAACCTGTAAAGGCAAATGATGACTTGATGGATGCTTGTAGGTATGCCGTGTTTACGCATTTAACCAA